TCATTTCGACGGACTCAAGCGTATCTAAAAATTCTGGGCCAAAGGGTTTTACAACCCGCCCATTATCTTTTAGAGATTGCCAGGCTAGAAAATAGATATGTTCCATTTTCTGATCCTCTGCAAATAACTTTGCTAATCCCTTACCGAACTTTTGCTCGAAAGCAACGATGGTGCGTGGGCGTAATGAAAACACGCTATCTACACCATCGTTAGTTACGATCTTTAGTGATAATCCATCCATTTTATTTCCCCCTAGTTAGTTATGATGTTGCTTTTGTTATTGCACCTGATATTGGCCAGGTAACACTTGCTGTTGCTAGTTCACCGACGGCACCAGATAGTGGCTGCCATTCTGCTACTAGCGCGTTGAATGAATATGAAGGATTTGTTGCAGTTGTAGAACCTGATACTGGCTTAATTACCATTGCAGCAGAGGTTCCAATTGTAGGATAAACAATTGATTCAAGAAGTCCAGAGCCGAAGTCCTGGAAAAATTCAATTGTTACCTGATTATCTGCTAATCCTGCAACTCTAGTTCTTGCGGTGTTCCCAAAAGATGTGGTATCTACTACATCTAATGATGAACTTAAAGTTACTGAACTTACATAACTTGAAACATCTGTACTTGCAAAAGTAACAGAGGCGTTAGTTAATACGATTCTTGCCATTATGCAACCGCCTTAGTAATTGCTCCTGAGATCGGCCAAGTAACGGATGCGGTGGCTAATTCGCCAACTGCACCTGATAGTGGTTGCCACTCTGCTACTAGTGCGGAGAATGTGTAGGAAGGGTTGGTTGCAGATACTGTTGTATCTACTGGAATAACAACCACAGTAGTTGCAGTTCCTATTAGTGGATAAATTGTTGCTTCTACATTTGAGGTTGCAAAATCTTGATGAAATTCAAGAGTTACAGAATTATCTGCCAAACCAGCAACTCTAGTTCTTGCTGCTGTTGATGAGAAACCTGTTGTATCTACAACATCAGGGCTAGTGCTTAGTGTAACGCTAGCGATGTGATCTGATAAATTTACTGAATTTATCGTAATTTTAGCATTTGTTAAAACGATTCTTGCCATTATTTATAGGCTCCTTCTTGGATTGCTGGTTTGGTTGTTCCCCCACTTGCCTTAATGTGATCGCCAGCAATTAGTGCATCTATGTTGGCTCCTGCATTAAGCAATTCTTTTTCGGTGATTAATTCACCCTTTTTTTTATTACAAACCTCAACTTCTGAGGTAATTATATAAGACATTTTTTCTCCTTATCCATAAAGTGTTACGCGGTATCTATAAGATAAAAATAAAGAGCCAGCAGAATCATAAGTACCGCCTTCAGCGCTAATAACTCTAAGGGTGTTTACTGCACCACCTAAAGTTCTATCACCTTCAATTGCAGTTTTTATTGAGCCAGCACCTGTTCCTGCTAGAAAAGCATCTAACTTATCTTGGGCTACTCGTTCCGATAGGCGTTGAACAATCACCAGAATATCGCAATTTGCTTGGTCTAAACCTCGCGCATTGTTTAAATCGAAGGTGAAATCTAGTTGCCCAACTATTGCTGCTGGTGGTGTTACTGTATCTGGAATTAAATCATAAACTCTAAGCCCACTAATTGTTTGAAGGCGAGTTTTTAATCCATCTCTAACATTACTTGGAATCACTTAGCCAAACCGCCATTCTTGCGGAATGGGCGAAGTAGGACTTCAACATCAGCATCAAGGCGAGAATATAATCTAACAGTTCCCATTTCAGGGCTACCTGCAATTCCGAAGGGAGATTGCCTACGCCCAAATAAGCGTGATGATTGAATCAAAGTTGCCATATTAACTTCAGGTGGTATTGCTGAGAATCCCCAGATACCTTTAATTCGAAGTGATTGAGGTAGTTGATATGGAAAGATATAACTACCAATTGCTAAAACTCTATTGTAAGGCCAAGATTTAATTGGGTTGTTAATTGGCTCAACCATATAATCACTAGTTGCCCAAACAGTTCCATAAGTGCGATCAAAGTTATCATCAGTAGCAACTTCACTAACTGTTATTACATCATCAATATTTACCGTGTAGGCATCAACTGGAGTGTAATAGCGAGTTACTGTGGATTGAGTAGTGCCATTAACATAAAAGAAACGCTCAGTATAATCATCAATCATTCTACTAGCAGAAGTAATCGCTGCTTCTAAAGCGGTATCATCAACTGAATCTGTAATATTTAAAGATGCTTTTAATTCAGCAAGTGTGCAGTAACCATTAGTGATCGCCACGCTTTATCCTTCTTTCCGCTTTAGGTAAAATTGCTCTTTCAAGTTGCGGCTGGGCAGTAGCCGTTTCTCTAGGTTTAGTTCTTTTCTTAAAAATCTTTTTTAATCTTTCCATGATTTATGGTGCCTATCATCTAACCAATATGATTTTTGATGGGGCAAAATTGCGCCTGTGTGTACATATATTGGAAATCCAAGGGAGCGAATGCGACGGCTAAAAAGTAAATCCTCACCTATCCATTCACCATTTACTGGGCCATCCCAAAACCAACACCAATTTTTACCCATACTAGGATCGGCTGTTTCACGCATCTTTTCTAAAACACTGCGATGAATTAAAAGGCAACCTGTACCTGCGGCATCTATTTCAAAAACTTTGTTCTCATCATATTTATAGAGAGGTAAGAATCCCTCTGGCGCATCTTGGAATATCGCTGGAACTGGTTTTGGATATTCACTCTTACCGTCATTGAAAGCCGCGAATACCAATCCTGCTACAACTGGGCGTTCTAAATCGTGGGCTGTATCAATTAACTTATCAAAAGTTGCCACGCCTAATTGCTGATCGCTATCTATCATTAGAAGCCAATCAGATTTTGTATTATCTAAAAATTGTTTAACAATTTGATTACGAATCTTAGAAAGTAATCCTGAACCTTTAACTCTTACAAACGGCCCTAATCGTGATGATCTTGATTGGGCTAACTGAATTAATGTATATGCGAATGAACCATTTACTTGGCCTGAATCGCAAGAACCTATTGTTACTTTATGTGCGCTTTTCATAGTTCCCCCGAACTACTTAGGAGTTTAGGTGGCTTAATCGGGGGAGGTTAAGCCACCTAAACAGTTCTTAATTGCCTTCTAAATTAGAAGGATGGTGCTGCTAAACCAGTTCCGCTAATGATTGATGCGGCTAATGGATAGCGTTCTGCGGTGAAGGCTGCATAACCATAAACAACTGTTTTAACAGTTAGGTTACTTGCGCCTGTTGCCTCAAAACGAAGTGAGAATGGTGATCCTGGTTGCTCGAATAGGTGCATCTCGCGTGAATCAACCAAATAGATTTCATCTTGATCAGTGCTTAGAGTAGTTTGAACTGAAGCATCTGCAATAATTGGTAATCCAAGTAGTGAATAACCTGAGTTTCCATATTGTGCAGTGCCTGCTCCTGTTGCAACAGAGTTCATTGGGCCATTTGCTGATGGAACTACTAATGGGCGATTTGAACCATCAACGCCTGCTAGCAAGAATGCTAGGCGGCGTGGGTGCATAATCCAATGTGTTGGAGTTGTAAATACATTGCTTTGAACTTTCTGCAACGCATCAGCCAACTTTGGATATAGAAGTGCAACAGTTGGAGTTGTTGCAGTAAATGTTACTGCGTTTCCACCAGAGGCACGAATACCCTTGATAGTTCCGTTAGTTCCAGCACCATTGATAATTCCTGAGTTCAATGTAGTGTGCCATGAACGAATTAGATCGCCAACTACGAAGGCATCAATTCCTGTTCCACGCTCAATTGCTTGGCGTGATAGGTCTTGCTGTCCTGCAATAGTGCGAACATTTACAGTTAGCAATGTATCATCAGCATCAGTTTCAGAAACATCAGTTGCCTGAGTTTGTTGAATCGCTGTTGATGTACCAGTAGTCATGCGGCTGATGTTTAAAGTCATTCCGCTTGGTGGTAGCGCGATCTTATTGGTTGCGAAGTCTGCTGTTGGGCGACCTGCGCGAGCCAATGGTGCAGCAAGATCAGTTAAGTACTGAGGAACTACTAAACCTTCAAAGTTTGCAGTTGTTCCATCACGGCGCTCAACTTCCTCCTCGCGCATGTGGCGAGCAAGACGATCTGAAGCACTGAAATCTTGCTTGAATTGTGAATTAAAAGCATCTTTAATAAATGATGCTCCTGATTGAGCAGTGTAGGTACGCTCCTCGCGGATTACCTTTGCACCGCCAGACTTTGGCATTGCTACATCTGCAACTGCTGCACGAACTTCTGCAACCTTTGCATCTGCGTCTGCCTGGGTCTTTAAGTTTTCAATCTTTGAATCTAGTGAGCGTGATTCCTCAACTAGGGCATCTACCTTAGTTGTTTCATCAGCAGTTAGATCGGTGCGATTCTCTGCGGCTACTGCCTCAAGAACTGCATCCATCTCTGCCTTCACTGCATCACGGCGTTCAATTACTTTGTCTAAGTAAGACATTAATTTAACTCCTTGGTTAGTTGAAAATTGAGGTGGTGGCGATACTTTACGCGGCGCTAAAGGGTGCGCAGTTCGCTCCGACTTCATCTGCTGTATTTTTACAACAGAAATTTATTTTGTATTATTTATTATTGCTTGGGCTAGGCGTAATGAAATCTTACGACTTGCCTCATCTGATGGTTCTTTAAGAGGTGCGATACTTCTTAATTCACTTCTCTTATGCCCAACTAGAGTTTCAGTTGCTACATAACCATCGCGTAATTCTCTGTAAAGTCTAATTAAAACTGCTGGATCATCATCCTCGGCAGTAATGCTAAATGTTGAATCAGGTATATTTAAAACACCTTCTTGCAACACTCGAACGATTCTGCCTCTTGCAGTTCCACCACTTGAATCCCATTCGACAAAATCGCCGACTACATCAGTGGCCCGCATATCCTCATCCTCATCCTCATCGTGATAACTAGAGGTATCTTGATCTAAGAAGGTGGACATAACCTGGAAGGCTCGCATAATATATTCGTGGCCTTCATCTAAATCTGAAAATACACTTTGCAGAACTGCCATATCCTCTGGGCTAACATCTCGCCCTGATTTTGCTGCCTCAAGTGCTTTAGCAATTTTTTCTCTAGCCTCAACAGTTGTAGTTGGATAGGCTGGATAAGTTACTACTGATACATCGCCATCGGCTAATGAAACCTCAGTTAGAACTCTACGACTACGATCATCGCTCCACTTTTGGCGGATAACTCTGAAACCAAAACTCATTTGATCTACATCGCCACGCTCAACCAGTTTGTAAATATCGCGGGCTTCAGTTGTATCTGCTAACTCAGCCTCAAAATATAATCCACGATCATCCTCATTTAATTTCAATGTGCCATTCTTTGATCGTGCTAGTGGCAAACCTTCGTGGTTAATAAGTAAACGCACATCTGGAGTTTCAGTTAATGTTTTACGAAATGCTCCTGGCGCAATTGATTCTTTAAATGGTAGTGGCACACTTGATTCATTAAATACAGCAGCGTAACCAGCAAGGCGCATTGTGCCATCCTCGGCTGATCTTGCTTGAACATCTTTTACTGTATAAGTGCGGCGTTCAATCTTTTTCATTTCTCTCCTTGATTCTGCTTCTGCATTCAGAGCATCAATTTTGCGTTGCGCCCAGTTCTGCGCTCTATCTGAAAAATTGCTATCCCCACCCCAAAGAAGCCAAGCAACTAAACCTGCTCCTGGATAACCTGGATCGGATGGATTGTTATTTGATGGCGCTTTGCCATCTACTTGATGGCGGGCAAACCAAGGTGCCATCTTTCTAACTTTTGGTTCTGTTATTTTTCCAGCAGCCATATCTCTTGCCGCTGCGATGGTGGCTGGTACTAAACCATCGCCCCCAAAACCTTCGCTATGATATTTCAAACCACGCTTTGCGTTTTCTCTGATAAATGAAGGAACATCTAAATTAACTTGCCTATTTGCTTCATCTGCTTGCCAAGCATTGCAGTAATAACCGCCATCAACATAATCTAACCATTTTTCACACCAGGCTTTGGTACCTGCATCATTTTGCTTTTGTTCATTGTAGAAATAACAATTACCGCAGGCTCTACCTTCAGGAACATCATCTGCTAGTGCAGGTCTGTAATTATCAGGTAAAGCACGGTTAGAAACTTCTCCACCTGGTTCCATATCCTCAGCAATTGAAACTGCAACCATCTGATCTATTGCATCTTGCTTGGAACTATGGCAGCCGATAGTTGTATAAGAACCATCAGATTCCTCTTTTACAGTTGCCCAACCAGCGCAATCACTTTGCTTATCAGATATTAAATATGGCATAAGTTCCTAAACTAGAAGTAAAACATCAGCATCATCATC